AGTCTGTTCGTCGCGCCCGATGTCCGCGTGGGGCACCTCGAAGTCGTCGTCCGCGAGTTTGACGAAAACCTCCAATTCCGGCTGACGGACTGTAAGGACTGGCGGGCGCGCGAGGTGCCCGACGGGAAAGCGGAGGTGGCGCCGTGACAGTGGGTAAAAATGAAAAAGAGCGTCACAGATTAGGATTGCGATGGTACACGCGATTTCGTCGTTTGACCTTGTATGACCCAACAACTGGTCTCGACATCGCTGGCGTGAAAGGTGTAACGATTGAGGACTTCGATCATTGTCGCCGTGATGTCATCGTGCGCTTTGATATGCAAGGGTTGGTAAACAGCGGGGACCCATTGGCTGATATATCCGATGAATTGATAGGATAACAGCCATGCACCAAGAGATTACAGTTTTTGCACAACGTTTAGAGCGATTGGAGCAATTTCTATATACGCAATTTCCCGCACGCAAGCGGCCTACCAAAAGGACCCGGGCATTACATGCTGGTTTCCTTAAGTGTAGCACGGATGGGAAATGTCCGTTATGCCATGCGCCGATCATGAAAGACGGGCAGCTTAATACAGATGTGGCCGAGCTCGATCATTGGGATGGGCGTGGCGATAACAGGCCGACAAATCTCTGGCCGCTTTGCATGGCTTGCCATGTTGCCAAACATCGTGGTGGACCAGCATGGAAAGCGCGTAATAAATCACATTGGGAATCCTACCAGCTCTTATTTGTGAAATATTGCATCATGGCGGAATCAGAGGATTGTATTGGTCAAATGAGATTGTTCAATGACTAAGCGCGCCCTCATCTTCGGCATAACCGGCCAGGACGGCAGCTATCTATCGGAGCTGCTGTTGGAGAAGGGCTACGCGGTTCATGGCGTGATCCGGCGTAGCTCTTCCTTTAATACCGGGCGTATCGACCATGTCTTCGACCAGTTACACCTCCACTACGGCGACATTACCGACGCATCGAGTACGGCCCGGCTCATACACGACATAGCACCCAATGAGATATACAACCTCGCAGCGCAATCCCATGTGCGCACCAGCTTCGACATTCCGGTGTATACCGCGCACACCATCGCCCTCGGGACGCTGCATATACTGGAGGCGATACGTGGCACGCAAACGCGGCTATACAACGGTTCCAGCTCGGAAATTTATGGCAACGCTCCGGCGCCGCAGAATGAAGAGACTCCGTTCCAACCGCGCTCGCCTTACGCATGTGCAAAAGTGATGGCCCATCACGCAACGGTGAATTACCGGGAAGCCTACGGGCTCTTCGCCTGTAACGGCATCCTCTTCAATCACGAGTCGCCCCGCCGTGGTGAAACCTTTGTAACTAGAAAGATCACGCGCGCGGCGACTCGCATAGCGATGGGGCTACAGCACATCCTTACGCTCGGCAACTGTGACGCCCAACGCGACTGGGGATTCGCGGGCGATTACGTGCGGGCCATGTGGATGATGCTGCAACTGAACAACCCCGAGGACTTTGTAATTGCGACGGGCGAGACGCACAGTGTTCAGGACTTCCTTGAGGATGTCTGCGTGGAGGCGCAGATAGACTGGCAAAAGCACGTGCGCCACGATGCAAAATATAACCGCCCGACGGAGGTGGATTGCCTCCAGGGCGATGCCACTAAAGCACGCACGCGGCTTAACTGGATGCCGCGCGTCAGCTACCGCGAACTCGTCAAGATGATGGTGAAATCGGATATGCAACTGGCAAGACAGGAGGCCGCTAATGGCGGGCATGTACAGAGTACGCTTTGTGAGAGCACATAAACGGTGGAAGCCTGGCGACGTTCAGGAGTTTACCGGCGGAGTGGCGGACATACTGGTGCGTGCCCGCAAAGCGGAATGGGTCGAGGACGAGCAGTCAATCGAGACGGCGACCGCGGAGCCGCGGGCGGAACAGCAGACAATCAAACGCAAGCGCGGGCGACCGCGTAAGAATCAGGCGGTGGCTCATGGCTGAGAGACGATATGCCCAGTTTAGTATAACGGCGGAATCACTCCGGACTATGCTTTTGTTGCCCGAGGATGTGTCGATAGTACACGCCGGGCAAAATGAGCGCGACCCGTATTCGGGCATGTTTCGTTTCATCATCGAAAGCCCATCGCTGCCAATTCCCGCACACGAAGAAGGCCGGATTATGCCAGAGGTGTCGGCTGTGTATCAAGAAGCTGCGGACGGGCGCTGCGTATTTGCGCACTGGAGCGGCGGCAATGGCTAAAATGCACGAGATAGCCTATTCGAGCGCCATCAGCACGGCAGCCGCGAGCGAGCCGGTAACTGCGGCCGAGGCGAAAGCGTTCGCGCGGGTGGACAGCAGCGACGACGATACGCTGTTTGGGACGCTCATAGAAGCAGCTCGGATAGCGGCGCAGAACTGGAACCAGATGCAGCTTGTCAACGCGACCTGGCTGCTCAATATGGACGAGTGGCCCGACGTTATCGAGGTGCCGTACAACCCGCTTTCGAGCGTTACCAGTATCAAGTATTACGACTCGGCAGGCAGTCAGCAAACCTGGAGCAGCGACGAATACCAGATTGACACCTCGACGCGGCCGGGGCGAATAATGCCCGCATACGGCTATTCCTATCCGACGTTTCGGAGCCAATTCAAGACCATCGAAGTGAAGTACGTTGCGGGCTTCGGAGCGGATGAAAGCTATGTGCCCGAGAATTTCAAGCTCGCTATCAAGTTTGCAATAGCGGCATGGTACAAGGACCGGGAGCAGATCGGGCTACTCCCGGAAGTCTCGAAACGATTACTAGAGCAGGAACCGAGTTCGGTGTTTACATAATGGCGCAGTCCGAGGGCATAGAAGCCGGCAAGCTGAACAGACGCATACAACTGCAATCTCGCAGCACAGCCCGCGGTGCGCAAGGCGGCATTGTCGAAACCTGGACGACTTACTCTACGGTCTGGGCCAGCATGCGACCAATACGCGGAGACGAGCGGCTCGCGGCGGGCGTCGTGGCGGGCACCAGACGCTATGTATTCGAGGCTCGCTTCCAGCATGCGACCAAGCCTGACGACCGGATATTGTTTCCGTTGTTGTCGCGTACGGATCTGGCGACAACGGGCACGCCATGGAAAACGGTCACATCCGTTACGGGCGGGTTTCAGACGTATATGGAAGGTATGCTACTTGTCATAACCGCAGGAACGAGCTGGACATTGGGAGATTATACTATCGTTACGCGCTCCGCCGATCAGACAATTGTAGTCTCCCATGCCGTAGGCACAAAAGACTTGACATCCGGCACCGGCATCGTCGCGCGTGCCTTTTATCTTGACGACGTAATCAACCGCAATGAAGCGAATGTCCGCATGGAGATGCACTGCACGGAGCGAATAGGACATGGCTAGTTTTGTGGGCATAGATTTGACCGGCGACAAGGAATTGCGCCGCGCGCTCGATATGGTTGGCGAACGTGCGGAAAAACGCGCAACCAAGAAGGCGGTGCGGGCGGGGTACATGCCAGTCAAGCAGGCGATAAAGGCGCGCGTTCCAGTCGGGCGGACGGGTAACCTTCGCAAGTCAATCGGCAAAAAAGAGAAAGTGTATACCGGGACGTTTCTCGTCATCGCCGGACCAAGGATAAAGATGGGCGAAGCCTCGGGGCATCACGGCCATTTAATCGAGTTCGGCACCAAGCCGGGCTACACCGGCATCGGCCCCGCATTGCATCCATTCGAGCGGGCATACGACGCCACCAAGGACGACGCTCTCACAAAGATAATGACGCGATTGCGTGACGAGGTGCTCATAGAAGCGGAGAAGGCGGGACGTGGGAGCTGAGGCGGCTATATATTCGCTGTTGACGACGGACTCCGACGTGAGCGCCCTTGTCGGTACGCGCGTCGGCCCGGAGCCTATGACGGATGACGCGCTGGCGATACTGCCGTTTATTACCCACGAGCGGATAAGTACGCCGGTCAATGCTCGTCACCGCGGCGGCGTGACCGGCTATCGACATTCCATACACGAAATCAATTGCTGGGCGGCGACTCCCGAGGCCGCGACGACGCTGGCCGATCATGTGCGCGACGCATTGCATAACGCCGGGCCGACGACTGCTGGCAGCACGTATGTATACGATGTGTATTGTGAGGATGAGTCGCACATGTGGGAGCAGCGGACTACCGGCAGAGAAAACCGGGCCTGGGTTGTGGAGCAACCTTATTCATTCTGGTGTGCGGATTAACTGCCCTGATGGGCATAGGAGCGTGATTTATGGGCGTACAGACAAAGGCAACGCTGACGTTCGGCAGCTTGGGCACCAACTTTGCAATCAAGCTGCGCGGCATTACCCATGAAGGCATGTCGCGGCCGAGTATCAATCTGGCGAGCAAAAGCTCGCCCACGGACAACTGCTATACATCGGTTAGCACCAACACATCGTATCTAATGGAAAAGGCGCCCGGTGCGCTCGTGGATCTCGGTCGTCTGCGCTGCGATGTGGTTATGCATCCACATCTGGAGCCGCCGATACATCAACCGCCGGAAACGATTACTGTCACGTTTGCGCTATCGAGCACGGCGGTGACGACCCCGGCCGCATTTAGTTGCAATGGGTTCGTCACCGAGTACGACGCCCTAAGCGCACCGTGGGAAGAGGAGCCGTTGGGTACGATGACGATTGAGCTTACGCCCAACGGCACGAACGCTTTTCAGTTTACGAACGAGGCGTAGTCTTTATGGCGATAACCGCCAAGGATATTTGGCAGCGGGCAAAGCATTTGCCGAAAGTGCCCATCGAGGGCGCCGCGACGCTCGAAGGCGTATACGTACGCGGTATGAGTATCGAGGAAGCCGCCGACTGGGACGACTGGGCGGGCAAGCATGGCGGGCGAGAGATTGCCCGGCGCATCTTGCTGGACTTTTGCGTCAATGAGGATGACGAGCAGGTATTTACGGAAGAAGATGTGCCGCGATTCAGGCAGTATCTATCTTCGGAACTCCTGCCCGCCGTTATGATCGCGTTTGAAAAGGTCAACGCGTTGGCCCAAGAACGTATGGAGGAACTGGCAAAAAACTTGAACGGCCGTCGGAAGAGTTCCTCTTCACGCTCGCGGCGCACTTAGGATGCACGGTTGCGTGGCTCGAAGCGAATATGAGCTACAGGGAGTTCGTCCGATGGCAGTATTACTACCGGCGGCACCCGTTCGGCGAGGTTCGCCGGGACATGCAGGCGGGCATCGTTGCCAGTGTGATATGCAACGCCCTGCGGGGCAAGCACGGCAGGGAGGTGAGGCCGAGCGATTTCATACTGCGGTTTGAGGAACGCAAGGAGCAAACCTCGGAACAGATGCAGGACATGCTACTACGGCTCACGCGGAGTTTCGGCGGAATAGTCAACGATCATGGCAAAGGGCACAGTCGGTAAAGTCAACGTCAAGCTGACGGCGAATACCACGGCGTTTACTCGCGGCATGCGCCGGGCGAGGGAGACTACCCGTAAATTCGGCATGGGCTTCGCTGAAGTCGGGAAGATAGTCAAGCGCATTGGTACTACGCTCATCAGTTTTGCCGGCCCCGCTACATTGGGATTCGTCATCAAGCAGCAACTTAGCAGCATAGACGCTTTGGGTAAAACGAGCCTGCGCCTAGGGGTGGCGGCTGACCAGCTCGCGGGCTTGCATCACGCCGCTAGCTTGACGGGTGTTTCCGTGCAGACGTTCAACATGGCCTTGCAACGTATGGTTCGCCGTGTCGCGGAGGCGAGCGTAGGTACAGGCGAGGCACAGGGGGCGATAAAGGAACTTGGACTTTCCGCCCAAGCATTGAAGAAACTCGGCCCTGAT